ATGAGCCCTCCGGCGCCTCCCCTTTCCGGCCAACCGGCGCCCGTCCACCGCAAGTTGATGACCCCCAGGGACCGGTTCTTCTGGTGGTATTCGCTGTCTCTTCTTTTCCTGGGACCTTTCGGTTTCGTCGTTGGGCCTCTGATGGCCCGACGCGCAAACCGGAAGGCGGCACGTCGTTACCCGGTCGAGGCCCATGAAGCACAGGCTCGCGATGTGGGGTTTGCCTGGTGGCAGTGGTGGGCCATGTCGGTGCTCACCCTGATGGGCGCTTTCTGGGTGTTTGGCCTTTTGAGTGGGTTGCCGATGTTCCTTTTCGTGCTTTACGCACACCTGACCCAGGCCTAAAAGCGTTCGCGAAATCAAAAAAGGCCCCCTAATTGGGGGCCTTCTTGTTGGGGGTCTGTCAGGCCGCAGGGACCAGATGGCGTCCTTCTGCTGTCAACGTAGCTTCTGGGTGCCCAACGATTCTGCCCTCAGTGCTCATGGGATGGCCCCTGGCCGAAAGAAGGAGGCCATCGTCGGTCCGCACAAACTGTCCATATGTGCCCCTGCGCACCGACCATAGCGCTTCACGAGCAGTAGGCTCTATAGGCATTCTAGGCCTTGATGGCCGCCCAACGACCGGCCAACCATGATATATAAGCCGTTGGCAGGGAGGCTCAGGAGGCCTGGTCATGGAGCTGCACGTGCGTTGGCTACTGTGCTTACGGAATATGGTTAGCACAGATCTTTTACCACTACCGGAAAGTGATGAAGCTAGAGCGCCCGGTGTTCTCACTCATCGGTGGGACAGGTGTGACGTGCGATGAGATTCCCAATACCGCTTTCGCAGTTTCTGATAAGCGTTGACGACCGAATTGTCCCTCAGGATATCGCCACACTTGAAATGGTTGGGGCTGATGACGCAATTTCAGCTCTTGAGCTCGCAATTCGTTTGCCCAGTATTTTTATCGAACCTGACCGAGTGATCATTGAAGCCAAAACAGATCGACTGGCCAGCTTAAGCCTTGAAAGGCTGTCCACTGACGCAAAAATCGCCAGCCGACTCATCCATACACAAGGCATCACGATCCCCCCTGACTCGCTTCTCCCGCCTGGCAGCACCTTCACAATGGCTGCAGCAGCCGCAGATCACATTTTGAGGAGGACTACCGGCCCCTCTTTGATGCCGATTCCTGCCTCGACAAACGGCGCTCGCACCATTTCGAATTCGAAGCGATCCTCAGTTAAGCATCAAGGCATGCGGGGGACATGCGCTTCTTTTGCCACTGTAGCGCTGATGGAGGATGGTGGCCGCCAAAGATTCTCCGAGCAGTTCTTGCACTGGGCGATTAAGACGAAGAGCAGCGATCCCAACAAAAAGATTGAGGCAACCCATCTCTTGTATGCCGCCTCATCTGTAAAGGCAGAAGGTCTTTGCACGGAGAAGCTGTGCAAATATAATCATGCAGTAATAGTTGGCAACCCTTCGCAGACAGGGACAGTTCACGCACCATCACACATCGCTCTGGCTAGTGCAAACGCATCATCCATTAGGCGAAAGTCGTTTAAACATGAATTTACGAACAATATCAATTCGGGGAAAGCATCAATAGTCCTGGATGTTTTACAGAAGATTGGAGTTCCGATAGCGATATCACTACCTGTAACCTCTTTTCCGGGCGGACTGACGAACTGGACGCTGGACTCTACTTTTGCTTATGGGAAAGTTCTCGACCCCCTGCCCACCGGAAAATTTAATACTGGCCACGCCGTGTGTGTCACGGATTTCGTAGCCGACAGCTCCGAAGCGCTAGGCGGCTACTTCATAATAAAAAATAGCTGGGGCACCAGTTGGGGAATGAAACTCCCCAATACGTCTTATTACGGGCCCCGCCCAGGGTTCGGGCAAGTAAGTGCAAGTTACGTAGACAGACACTTAATCGAATATTGCTATTTCGCACCCTAGCCACTTGACTTTCGGCTGGCAATGAAGTAGTAAGCTCCCTATGTTAAGAATAGTGCGAAAAGAGAACTTGGGACCCTCCCCTGGCGACTTCGGCATGGAAGTCGTCGGAGGCGATTTATTGGTCTCGGCGACACTTGGCTCAGCGCTTGGCCGCATGGGTATTGTCACTGGTGAGGAGTTCTTTTCAGTTCTTTCCGCATGCCCAGAAGCGTTCGCCGACCTGCAACCATCGAAGAGCACTCTTACAAAAGCTGCCAACATGGCACTCAGCCGGCTCCGCCCGGCTGTCGCAGAGTCGCTGTCAGGAATCGATAGAGAGGCTCAAAAACGTTATGGCTTCGGCATTCCCATACCTAAACGTTAGCTTTTAGGATTGAATAGCCCAAAAAGGCTCCAACCTTGCCTATACAGCTTTTTGGACCTCGCCCGGATGCCCGCGAATTGGCTCAGCCCTAGGCGTTCATCATCGACCGGGGACATCCGAGAGATATTTCCCCGGCCAGTGCTTCGCCGTGGTTTGGAATGGCGGTGTCATTGAATGCCCCAAGAAAGGGAAGTTAAACCAGGCGAATGTGCACCGAGTCCACTGAGCTTCTCCACCGCTGTAAAGTCACGACTGTAGGTCGAATGATGCTCGTCATCGAGTTCATGTCCCACGATCTGCGCACGGAGCTCTGACACCACTCCAGCGCCCTGAAGCTCCTGGATGAAGGTCTTTCTGAGGGAATGGAAGCCTCTTTTTGCCGGCTCCCAGCCTTTTCCGACCTCAGCCAGGTGCCGACTGAACGCCTTGGTGATCCAGTTGCCCTGCCCGTTCACCGCCGTGGCCTTGGCGGCAGGAAACACCCTCCTCTGACCTGCCCTGCGCTTCTCATCGATCCATTCCAAGAACCCCATTTTAAGGAGCTCGGGATGGAGGGGCACCGTGCGAATGCTCACTTCGGTTTTCACCTTTTGGTGCTCGCCCTCGTCCGACACGCGGATGCACGGGATGCCGTCCTCCTTAAATATGTCCTTGACGAGCAGTTGCCCGACCTCCGACGCCCTGGCGCCAGTGTAGAGCCCCAGGAGCGAGGCCCAACGGGCTGATTCAGACAGCTTGGCCAGCGCCTCAGGCGCGAACAGGGCTTGGATTTGGGCCCTGTCGTAGGCCTTGAACCCGAGCTTTTTGCGAGACCGCTTCTCGCGCTGGGAATAGCTCACGTGCCCGCTCGCTGGGTTGTCACCACGCGGGTAATGCCCCGAGGCCATGGCCCACTCGAAAAAGCCACCTTTCCCACCGATGTAGCTCTGCTTGTTAGTGAGCGTTGGCGTGGAAGCGCCCTTCTCGCGCATGTCCTGATACCAGCGGGCCAGGTCCGAGCGGGTAATGGCATGCACCTTGGCATTCGAGCCCAGGAAGGCGACTAACGCCTCGATCGCCGTCTTTTTGATCGTGAACGTCTTGGGCAGCGAGGAAGGCTTAAGCGTTGCTAGGAATGCGTCCCGTGCCTTACCGAGCGTCATCGTCTCGATGGCGGGCGCAGCCGCTGACGCTGTCGGGCCGCGAGCTGCCGGCGTCGGAATGGACTGCGCCTTAACCAGCAAGGGATGCGAGCGCGCGTTCTCCGCATCCAACGCGTCGAGCTCCATCATTAGGCGATAGAGCTTCAGGTCCCTTGGGTTGTCTATTTGCCACTGCTCCGTGACCGTGCCGTCCGGCGCGCGGGTCCGGTTCAATGTGAGCTCTTGAAGGTTCTCGGCGCTCGTAAGTCGAGCGATGAGCAAGTCAGCATCCGTTTTGCTCAGCTTGGCCACGCGTTGATCCTTCAACTGTGCGAAGAGCCGAGCATATCCCGCCGCAAGCACAACTGCACGCACGTGGGCCTGGGCCAAATCCTTGGTCCGGAGGGTGCGCTTGATCAGCCGGCAGTCGAGCACGGCTTGCAGATAGACCGGAACTCGCTGGACGAAAGACCAGCGGCCGGTAGATGTCCGGCTCATATGGTGGGGGATGCGCATGCGAGCGTTTCCTCTGCATGCTTCCTGCCTTCCAACCAGCCCAAATCACGACTTTCGTTTTAAATCAATGATTTAGGATCTAGTGGCGGAGAGAGTGGGATTCGAACCCACGGAAGGAATGACCCTTCGCCGGTTTTCAAGTGCGCATTCCCTTAATAATCATCAACTTACCCCAACAACCACCGACAACGAAATCAACAACTTCCACCTCACCCAACAGCTTCCAATTTCGGCCCGTTTTGGCGGTGGTGTCCCAAAATTGTCCCAAGGTTGCGCAAAATTGCTGAGGCGCTGCAGCGTCGGGCATACTCCTAAAAACAACCCAAGAGCGCGAGCAGACCCATGAAGCTAGACCTAACGGACGCAGAGCGTTACTCCAACGAATGGAGGCTAGCTCTCGCGGTGGATGATGCTGGCCACGAGACCCTCATCGGACTGACTGTCGATGAGTCCATTTTCTACATCGACCGCAAGCGCAAATTTCTCTCGGGCAATCGAGACAAGGCTGGCCAAAAGCTATGGCTTGAGCTCAACGAGAAGCATGAGCGTGCGCGGTTGCAAATTGTCGGCGCTGTAGCCGAGAAAGAAAACACCAATCCATCAATGAATTAGTGGAACGAGTAGCTTGCTAGTCGTTTGGCACAAGTAAATCTGAACCAAACGAGTTAGCAAGCGCCTCGCCAAGTAGTTTCCGCCAACCCTCTTTGCGCAGACACCTTCCATTTTCATTGATCAGCTCGCACACCGCTTGGTACATTTTTTCCTCGATCTCTTCGTATTCTCTATTCAAAGCACGTTACTCGCATAGATTAGGGTTTCCCGGTTGGCCGACCGGATGTTCTGGATGCTGGTGATGTTGAAATCTTTTCCGTCGAACGCAATCCGCATGGCGGCATCAAGATCGGCCCGATAGCGAATGGTAAATTTGACGCTATCCTCTGACTGCGTTGCAGCGGCGGCCCAGAACTCGCGACCCAACAACGGTTCCACCTTTGCAAAAACGCTGGCGTAATCAGCCCACACTTCAATCATCGCGCCGGTGTTCGGGTCTTGCTCGATGGTTAGCTGCTGAAAAGTAATCTTTCGGTTCAGTTCCTGCGCCGTGTAGCTCATATAAAGATCAGTCCTCTTTCTTTGTACGGATCAGCCGTCGGGGCTTCAGCGGATTGCGCAGCGCCCATTGCCATTGCCAGGGCCACCATTCCGTCGATGCGTCCGGTGGCGCGGCTCTTATCCAGCTTCCGACTGCCCGCCGGATCTTTGGTAATTACGGCGTTGGCCGCACACATGCTCAACACAGGGTGCAACCCATGCGCCATGCGCTCATTGACCAACTCTGCCTCCAGCGTGTCGATGGCTGGCCCCATGTCTTTGAAGCCCTGCCCCCACGGCACTAGCGGTAGCTCTACACCGATGGCGTCCAGTTCCTTCTTCAGCAGGTCGATTCGCCAGCGGTCATAAGCGATGGTCTGCACGTCAAAATCTGCAAGCAAGTCGGCAATCTCTCGGGCCACATGCGCATAGTCAACCGAAGCGCCCGGAGTGGTTCGCAGGAAGCCTTGCTGCGCCCATAGGTCATACGGCGACCGGTCACGCTTCGCACGCTCCGCTAGGCCCACCTGCGGCGTCCAGAAGAAGGGTCGCACCTGCCACACGCCTTGCACCTGGCCTACCAGCACAAGCGCCGTGAGGTCAGTGCGGGCTGACAGATCCAAGCCACCAAACACCGGGCCGTCGAACGGCAACACTTCCCCACCGTTGGCCTTCCACACCGCAGGCGATACGAATGGGCTTTCGGTCGAGACACGCTGGTTCAGCAACAGGTTGCGTGCTGCGTTCTCCATGCTAGGCATACGAGCGGCCTGTTTCATCTGTTCAGCCAAGTCGTCACGGCTGCGGAAGATGCCCAGCGCGGGGTTAGCCGCTTGCCATGCAGTTTCGTCGGCAAGGTTTGCACCGTCCGGGGCTGCATACAGGTGGCAGACAATGCGCGGATCGTTGCTTGCCTGTGCATCATCAAGCCACACGCTCAACAGGTCGGCGTCGCTGGCGGCTTGGGTGGAAATCACCAATAGCAGCGGATCGGCGTGTGCGCCTTGGCTAGTGACGATGGCATCCACAAAGTCCGAACGGGGACCACGCACCTGCCCTACCTCGTCCAGAATCGCCAGCACAGGGGAAAGTCCGTGTGCCGTTTTGCCATCTGCGGCCAGCGCCCGAAACTCAGTATTGAGAGGCAGGCCAATCAGCCGCTTTCCACTGGGAACGATACGAACCAGCTTAGAGAGCCTGGGAGATAGCTGCACCATCTTGGCGGCAAGATTGAACACCAGCGCCGATTGATCCCGGCTCATAGCCCCACTGACAATCTGTGCGTTCTGTTTAGCCTCTGGTCCCACGAGATGTGCCAGCAGCAGCCCCGCAATCAACCCCGTCTTGCCGTTCTTCCTGGCAATGCTCAGATAAGCGCGGCGGGTCTTGTCAGGATTGTCATAGACACCCCGGATGAACTCTCGCTGGAAGTCAGCAAGCACCATTGGGCGGCCTACCTGAGCGCCATCCGGTGTTAGGCAATAGCGCTCGATGAACTCAATGACGGCACCGGCTCGCGTCACGCCACTACTCGCAGCGTTGGAATCAGCGGGTCATACTGTTCTTGTGCATCCTTTTCCACGTCTAATTCGTTGCCTTGATCCCGGGCACGGCCTTGGGTGGCCTCGGGGTGTACGTGCAGCAGGCGCGACAACGTAACGACGCGGCGGCCCAGCTTGTCCACTAGGGGATGCTTCGGGTTTAACTTATCTCCGATCACGTCACCCTCTGCGGCAATCTCTTGCAGCAAGCGGTCAACGTCATATTGCGCACGCGCCAGCATTGCAGCGGTAGCCAAGTCGGCATCATTCCAACGATGACGCGGCCTGTTCCGCATCAGCGCATCCCAGAAAGGCGTAGCCTCCACCGGCAGGCTCACATGGTCGGGCGGGAACAACGGGGCGTGTGCAGCGTTCTGTGCTGCTTGCACGGCTGCCGTGACGCTATCGGAACGCCCTCGTCTCATTTCATTTTTGGACATAGCGATAAACCGGAGGATCGGGGACGGTCTTTGAGCGTGAAACCTCTAGCGATTTTTCCGCTTGGTTCCACGGATGGGTCGGATCAGTCGGCCAGCCATTGGCATTGCAGCCCCGTATCGCGACACCGCTCCCTGCCCGCTCTCGCGCCGTCTTGGAGCTATGGCACGCATGGCACAGCGGCTGGAGGTTCTCGCGGCTGTTATCGCTGGGATCACCGCTTACATGGTCCACGTCTGTCGCTACGTCACTGCACCTGAGACACAACGGGTGTTCTGCCAGCACGCGCGCACGCAACTTGCGCCACGCTGCGCTGTTGAGCGGAATGGTCCGACGCGGATCAGCATCACGCCCGGTGGGGTTCGCGCGTCGCTTACTCATTGTCTGAATGCTCCTGCTGCGTACTGGTCAACGCTGGAAGGTTCTCCAGCCGCCGCACTTCGTCCGTCGTCATCCAACCGTCTTTGATGGCCTTGCCGTAGAAGTCAGCGCGTGCCTCCGGATTACCTCGCAGTAGACCTTCCACACTGTGCTCCGCGAGATAGCGGCGACGCGCCATCGGGCCGAGTAGCTGACGTGCAATTTCGGTTTCCCACATGCCAATCCAGCGCGCCAACGAGTAGCGCACAAACTGGCTACCCAGTTCGGCAGTGTTGCTGTAGCTAGCGTGGGAAAGGTCTTGCAGCATCGTGGGCGGAACACGGAACAATCGAGCCACTTCCACCACGGTGAACTGCTGGGCCGAAATCCACTGTGCATCTTCCAGGCTCATGGCAAGCTGCTGGTAGGTCAGGCCGTTCTCAAGCACAGCCGTCTTGGCTGCATTGCCTGCGCCTGCGAACTGTTCCCGCCATGAGTCACCAATACGCTTTGCGCTGGCATCGTCCAGGACGTTGGGAGTCTGCAATACGCCACTCAAACGCGCGCCGTTGCGGAAGGTGGATACGCCATGCTCTCGCAGGCTCAGGCCCAGCCCCAGCGTGTCGCGTGCGATGGCAATGCGGGACTTGCCCATGATGCTGCCCGGCTCGGTGCGGTCGGCCAGGTGGAACACCTCATCATCCAGCAGCCGCACTAATGCCCCGTTGTCCTCGGCGTATTCGTAGCGGTAGCGGCCCGAGGCCAGCTTCACCACGGTGACGGCGCGCGGGTTGATCGGGTGCAGCGCCTTCACGTTGGCAGTGGCGTCGTACTCGATGCGAGCGTAGGCGTTGCCGTGTAATAGCACCGCTGCCGTCATCGCCTCGCGGAACGATAAGCCCGACTGATGGGCATTGGGCTGACGCAGCGCGCGTGCGAGCGGGTGATCGTCTGCGCGCACGCGGTCGCCATCGGCTTTGCGCTGATAGACGTGGAGCGGCAGGCAGGCCGTGGATTCAGCCAAGGTCTGCACGGCCGCATAGACAGCCGTGATGCTCTCGGCGGCCTTGGCGTCCACGAACTTCCCTGATGCGCTGACCGCGCCGCCATTGACCAGGTGGCCCCAGCTCGGATCAGTCGATGCCTCACGCTTCTCTGCGCGCTTGAACGGCCACAGCCTCATTGGCAGGTCTCCAGCCAGCAGCGCAGCAGGCCAAGGCGGTCACGGTCGCCCGGCTGACGGCTGCGCAGCGATACGGTGGTGGTGGGATAGGCCGCATGCGCCTGCACGATGCTGATTTCGTGCAGCTCCACCTCGTGCAGGGTGCGCAACTCGCCGGCCCAGCTGTCACGCTTGGCGACAAAGCCCATCGAGACGCCGCCCAGGTCGCCGCGTAGGGCCAGCGCGCGCAGGTCGTTGCCCGTGGTGGTCTCGGGTAGGGCGATGCGGTACTCCAGCCCTTGGGCGCTCTCTCGCAGCTCCAGCGTGCCGCTACGGGTGCGGCCCAGCACCCGGCCCACGTCATGGTCCACCAGCGCCAGAATGTCGCGGTTCTCGGCCAGCGTGCGCGTGAACGCTCCCGGCGCGATCACCTCCCGGAAGTCGGCTACCCGTGTCTCAGAACCGAACGGGGCCGCCAACCCGATCAGCTGGCGGCCCTCCACGGTTGCACCGGCAGCGAAGCGGCGCTCCACGTTCATCCTCAGCCCCCGGTTGCCGGCTTGGCCACCACGAACGCCTTGGGATGACGCGCCACCAGGTCACAGGTCATCATCGCGCGGATCAGCACGTTGCCGCGGCGGAATGCCTCGCCCTCATACGGGTTCACCAGCAGGTCCAGCACGCCCCAGGTGCCCAGGATCAGCTGCGTCCAGTCGCCCAGGATCGCGGTGTTGGCCGGTGCAGCGTTGGACGTGGCGGCGGCAATCTCGCCGATGCGGTTGGCCGTGGCGATGTACTCGCTGCCGGCAGTGGCCGCCTTGAGCTTCCCACGCAGCGCGCGCAGCACGCTCGGCTTGGTGTACCAGTAGTTCGGAGCGACGTTCACGTCCTCCAGCAGGCCCTCCACCGCCAACACTTCCTCCCAGGTGGTGGGAACCGTGGTGGTCTGCACGCCAGTCGTGTTGATGATGCCCAGCGGGGCCTTGACGCCATCGCCGGTGATGATGGCCTTGTCCACCTCAGCACCGACAGCGAAGGCCAGGTCATCGCGCAGCAGCTGCTCGATGCTCGGATTGGACTGCTGGGCCAGCTGACGGGACCACGAAGTGATCGCGCCCACGTGACGCGGCTTGAGGCTGACCGAATCGAAGTCCATCACCGATTCCGGCAGCGCCTCGTTCTCGGCCACCCAGCCCGCCGACAGGCCCGCAGCGAACTTCGGGATCTCCACGTTGCCGGTCAGGCTCGACAGCACACGCACGCCCATCTGGCGCACCACCAGCGAATCACGCAGAGGGCCGATGTACTGGTCGCCACGGTGATCGGTCGGGATCAGTTCGCCGGCAGTGGTGGTCAGGTTCGGTGCACGGCGCTCCAGCAGCGACAGCGGCACCAGCACGCCCTGCGCCTTCATGCCGGTGCGGCGCTCGGCCTCTGCGTGATACTCGGCCTCTGCGCCCGTCAGCGCGCGCCCGTCGATCTTGGCCTGCACTACGGTCAGCAGCGAGACGCGCTTCTCCAGCTCGGGCAGCGTGTCGCTGCCGCCACTGACCACGGTGCCAGTGCTGCGGCGCTCGGCGTCATCCATGAACTGCTGACGCTGCTCCTGCTGCTCCAACTCGGTAATGGACGCCTTGATGGAGTCGAATCTTGCCGATTCATCAGAAGTGAGCTGTCGATTCTCGCGCTGGGCGGTATCCAGCAGGTTGCGGCCCTCGTTTACCTTAAGGGAGCGTGCTTCGCGGATAGCTTGTAGGGTCAAAATGAACTCCGGAGTTCGTGGATTCCGGAGTACCATTTACATGCGCACAATTGCCCGTGCAAATCACTCTATTGGCTATTGCTGGGGAGTATTGGCCACCAACTACACTTATAGGACGCTTACCATCAACTGCGCAGGATTTAACCTGTGTCATTGTGTCATTACAGAGATTCGACACAATGACACAGGTTTGCAATCAGCCATTGCATTGACTACAACCCTCGCCGTCACAGCGAGGACAGGAACCACTCCCTACCGGGTTCATGCGCGGCCTGCCTCCAATGTTCTTCTTCCTCGGCTGATAGCGGCCTTCGTCCTGTAGACGTTTGAGGTGACGAATCACGGTGGAGCGACCGACGTTTAGCTCCTTGGCAGCCTCACTTTGAGAAAGGCCAAGGCTCATCATCTCGAGTAGAGAGTCGTCCAGCCCATCTGCGGCTGTGCGCAGCGCCCATTCCTGCCGTCCGTCATCCGCTGTGACCAGAGTAGCTTCCAGCGGCGCAACGTCCTCGCCGTACAGCGCCCGTGCCTTCTCAAAATGCACTTCGAACCGTGCGCCTTCGTCTGGCGTGTAGTCACCAGGGCGGCGCAAGGCGATAACAGTATCAAGCAAGTCCTCACGCTTCGACGTGCCACGTTGCTGACCCCCCTTTCCCGCATGATGGATGAACACCACGGACCGCCCACTCGCGCGCATTCGCAAGGCCCATTCCGCCACTGGCTGCCAACTCTCTCCCTCGTTCTCTTTGCCACCGCGCACGAGCGCGGAAATGTTATCTACGATGATTACCTGAGCGTCGCCAACGGCACCCGCGATTAGTTCTTGCCCAGCTCTATCGTAGAGGTTCGGCATCATGCCGTTTGGTTGCAGGTCTGGCGTCATGAACTGTAGGAAGTCAGGAACGACAGGTTTTGCAGCGGAGTCCGCGATAGCGCGCACTCGGTTACGTAGATCAGCCCCGGGCATTTCACCGTCCAAGTAAGCAACCTTTACCGGATGCGGAGCTTTCCAGCTAAGGAACTCACCGCCAGATGCCAGTGCGTAGGAGATCCCAAGCGCAACATGGGTTTTGCCAATGCCTCGCGGCGCATAGATCATCGAAAGAGATTGCGACAATAGCCACGGAGCGAGCAATTGCTCACGCCGTGGGAAATCAGCAGTCAACAGTCCTGCAGCATCTACCATGACGGGCTTCGGAATAACCTGTGTCACTGTTTCAGTGCTGGGGTGTGACACAGTGATACAGGTTTCTTGTTCCCGACCTTGGCGCTCCAAGTCGATCAACGTGAGCGCAGCCATTACAGAACCTCTCGGGCGTCATAAAGACGCGCGGCAATTTCCGCTAGCTCTCGGCGTTCATCTGCCGTCGGCTGGAAGCCAGCAATCTCCGCCTCAGTAACGCGCTGCAGAGTTTCCACGTCGCGTCGGAGGCTGTTGACCATAAATCCGTACACCGATAGACGGCGCTGGAGCCGATCTACGATTTCGCTAGCATTCTTAGGAAGCGCATTAGGAACTGCCGCTGGGAAAACGGCCGCAACCTCCTGAGAAATCTTGTTCTGAACAGTCTGCATCAAGCCTCCTTAACGCCACTGGCGACCCGATACGGAAACAGCAGACGCTGGGCAATCGCGCGCCATTGCTCGGCCCTCTCGGGGTCCGATTCCTCGAAATGGACCTTCACCAACAGTAGCGCTGCGCCAATGACGTCCCCTGGCACGTCTTCGTCAGTTGGCCAACGGACGGCAGTGCCATCGCCGCCGATGAAGGTGTCCATTTCATTCTGAGCGGCGGAGATTGCGAGGATAACCGCTGCATCCAGATCGTCGCCAATTAGCCGCAGATAGCTTTTTGCCTGCATCATCGTTGGAATGCTCATGCGACCGCCTCCCGGTTTTGCTGGGAGTCGATCCAACGGTCTAGCGCATCCATGTCTATATAGACGCGCCGACCGACATGAACCGGCACGCCACATGCTGCCATTCCATTACTCATCCGCATGTGCAGCCAGTATCGGAGTTGCGCCTCCGTGAACGGGGTCAGATCGGAAACTTGCTTAACAGTCTTGAGATTGCGAGGCATTTGGTTGAACCTTCACGGCTCGGGATGGCCGTGGTGGGAGCATTTGACCTCCTTAACTCCCACACAGGCGGTAATTACCGGAAGACCCTCGGCAATTACCGTTACTCAACCTCACGAGCCTGCTTCAGCATTGTCCGAATCGTCTTTTCTTTAGGTCCGTCGAAGCCGGCTGCGAAAATCGCCGCCTCAATTGTCGCCGCGCCGCCTTTGCCTTCTGAAATATCGATCCCCGCCTCTTTGGCCAAAGCAGCTATCACACGCAAGTGATTGTTCAACTCCCTCGTTTTCGTCGGCTTCACCTCAGAGGAATCGTCATCCTGCAAGCTCTGGATAAAAGTTGAAAGAACTTCCGTCCGGACAACAAATATCTCACCATGAGGAAGCCTCCCGGCAGGGTTGTAGCTTCGATACTCGTCCGACGGATACTTTTTCCTGTCGCTGCCATCTTTTACGTACTCGTTCTCGGAGACATGCTCCATGATGCGCACGTAAATCTCGCCGTTAGCATGGACGAGAAATGCCCCGTCGAGGCAAACACCAGTAACTTCAGGGCCTTCGATTATATTCTGCAGTAGATGCTGGACATCCAGCCCTTCACTCCCAAGCATAGGAAGGTCCCACACCCCGCTTACACTCGAAATTTCCTTCTCGAATAGATAGCAATGATCTTCCGTGAACGTCGCGGCCCTTGGAATCGCAATCAGCTCGCCCGATTCAAAGCGGCTGTAGTTGTCGACGCACCATCGATGCTGCCCTTTGGGGTCATCATCACCTGGGTAACCCGTGAGGTCAGCAGGAATAAGTCCCTGGCCTTCTCCCTGAGCCCACCGTCTATTAGCAATTAGAAGCGGCGCTTGATCTATCGGAACGCGCACCCCTTTACAGCAGCTCACCCCATTGACGATATTCATTGAAATAATCAAATGTCGATCAAGGGCAAGTCGCAGAATGTCTGCAACAGTGACCTTCTCGTTCAGGACCGAACCGAGGTGGTCCGCAGCCTCATCCAAAGTGAGCCAGCGCTTGAGCTTGAATAGTTTTGCCACCAGCATTTCCTCTATTATTGGTTAGCGCCATAGATCGAAGTAGATAGCAAGCACATAGGTCAGCCGAGAAACTTTTCAGCCATTCGGTCAATTGCCGCCATCGTGTGCTGCTCACTCAGGTGGGAATATCGCTTCACCATTGCCAAGGTCTTGTGCCCCAATATAGCGGCAATATCCATCAGAGACGCTCCAGACATGGCGAGATAACTGGCTGCACTGTGCCTTAGATCATGAAATCTAAAGTCACTCAAACCAGCGGCATCCCGCGCCGCGCGCCACGGTATGTTCACGTCGTGGGTGGTCAAAGAAAAAACGGTGCCCACTGGCGACCGGCCATTTCTCCATTCGCTCAGCATCTTTACCGCTGGAGCAGCCAACGGCACGGTGCGACTCTCGCCGTTCTTGGTATCCAAGAACCGAACCACCCGACGCTCCAAGTCAACGTTAGCCCACATCAAACCTACCAGCTCGCCCTTGCGCGCCCCTGTAGCCAGCGCCAGCTTCACGAGCGGTGCTAACGCTTCGCATTGAGAGGCCTCACACTGAGCCAAGAGCGCCATGCGCTCGGGTTCGGATAGGAATCGCTCTCTACCCTTGCTGTCTGGCATCCGCGTGACATTTGGAACAGGGTTCTTTTGCAACCAGCCGTATTCCTTGACGCAGACGGTCAGGCATGCCGATAACGCGGTGATACGGCGATTGATCGTAGACCCAGTTAGGACGTTTCCAAACCGATTGGGAGTCGTTGCAAGTCGGTCGCGCACCTCAGCAATTGTTGATGGCTTGATGCTGACCAACGCGCGGGGACCCATCTCGCCCTTCCACCAATTCAGGAGTCTTGTCTGCTCCCTGATGTTCTTCTGGTGCTTGGATTGAGGCAGGGTGACTGACAAGTAGCGATCAATCGCATCGCCAAGTGTTCGCTTGCGGGCCTCTGAGGAAGCTACGTGCTCGCCCGAATCAAGCTGATGCTCGATGCCGCGCGCCCAGGTCTCTGCATCCGTCTTCCGTGAAAAGGACTTCGTCAGCCAAGGACCGCCCTGCCGACGCACGCGAACGCGCCATGTCGTTTTGCCGGTCGTGCCTACCCGCTTCTCAAAGGTCGCCAT